ATCAATATGCGTTAAATTTTGCCCTGGGTGGCCTACTAATTTATTTAATCCGGTGCCATTTGAATCTAAACCAATGTCAAACTGCCAAAGATTGTCATCTGTGGATGTGAAATCATTTAACGTTACATCAGTAGGGCCCGTGCCTACGCCATTGTCGTTATCTACAGCCCAGTATTGCAATGCGGCAGATGTGCCTGAATACACGTAGTTTAGACCATCTTGCGAATTCATAATCATGCCACGTGATACTGCTGTAGCATTTAAAAACATACCACGATAGCCGCCTATTTTACGAGGGCGGCCTCGTTGAAATCTTACCCATAAGCCATCAACATAACAAGGCGCGTCAAACAACGTACCATCGCGCTGAATGCCCGGCTTAATGTTTAATGATATTACTTTAGCTGTCAAAATGTGCCGCCTGAAATACCGTTAGTTGCTGTAAACCCACTGGCATTAAAGTAACCTGCTAAACTATTGGCAATCACAAAGCCTACTTGACTTGCTGAAGGTAAATACATACCAGAGTTTAAGTCACCTGTAAATCGCAGTGATGGAATTGATAATGAGCCATTACCTAATGTCAATGTGTTGATTGAACTTGATGTTGCTGATGTTGCATTATAGACGTTGGTGCCATCACAAATTAAGATGGCATTAGTGCCTTGAGGTACTGAGAATGTTGCGCCACCAACTGCGCTTGTTTTAAACGTTAAAGTAAACGCGCCAGTTGTGCCATTAGTAACGGCGTATAATTGCACTGTAGGAGGCAATATAATAATTTGATTGCTTGTTAAAGTGCCTGAGTATTCTTGAATAATGTTAGATGCTTGTGCTGCTGTTAATGTTAATGTGCCACCAGTTACTGACAACACTAATTGCGTAAAAGCAAATTGCGTTGCTTGACCATAGCCAAACGTATTCCAATTTGCCCCATCTGATACAATAACTAAAGACTCTGTTAATTGTAATTGTTGATTAGCGTTACCGTCAATAGTATTAGTGCCTACTGGTGCTATTGTTAAAATGCCTGTGCCACTATTACGAATCATGCAAAACCAATTATTGCCTACTGATGCTGCTGATGGTAATGTTAAAGTACCCGCACCACCTGCGTATACTACAAATTGTGAACGCTCTGTTGCAACAATAGTGCCTGTTGAATAGACATTGGTAACTGTGTATGCTTGATTTAGTGTAGACCCAATAGCCATTAAGCCATAGCCTGCCAAGTCTGCAGCGTTTGCTGATGAAGTACCTGCGCCAAATGTAACAGTTGACCATGTGCCTGCAACTGTTGTGTTATCCGTAATGTAAATGTATTGCGCAATGCCTGATGCTACAGTTACAATTGTTGCACCAGTATTCTTGACAACTGTAAATGAGTTAGCACCAACGTTACGAATTAAAATACTTTGACCTGTTGATACTTGCGTTGCAGCTGGCATGATCAACTTTAAACCAGTAGTACTTGCGGTAACCTCAATAATATTAGCAACTACATCAGAGTTATTGCCATTGATAGGCCATTGCAATTCTGTGTCTGCAGATAATGCAATTAACTCATAGCCAACCTGTGAAGGTTGAATTGTTTGACCGGTAAAGGGATTTATATACGAAATAGTCATATTTAGCTTTCAATAGCAACAGTTTGACGATCGCCCAAACGTGTGACGTCTTCAGTTTTTAATGCTTGCAATGCTTGGTCATACTTTTGTTGAAAGATTTGACGACTATCATTCTTTAAAAATGGCATTGCTTGTAATAAAGTACCAAACAGCATTGCGTTTGGCGCGTTCTGAGTTAACCAGTTTGTTTGATTGTCAGAAGATAATGGAGAAATACGTTCATAATACAAAATTTCAAAGTCATATGCAGCATCTGGTGTAGGTGCTACAATCCAATGGTCATAGTCATAGTCAGCGTAATACAATGGTGTGCCTGTTGTTGAAGTCCCAGGCGCATACATTTTTAAATACTCATATTTTCTTAATAGTACAGGTTGTCTTTCTGTGCCATTTAAAATTGTCATTGATACTGTTTTACGCCATCTTGCAGGCTTTTCAATTACAGCATCACCTGAGCTAAAAGTTGCTTCAGCAACTTGCATTTGCCCTAAAGTCTTAATTTGCTGAGCAATCTCAAACTCTGCCAACGTAATAAAAGTAGGAATGGCTTCAACAACCGCAGCATCAGATCGCTCTAGATACTGTAGAACCATTGTTGTTAGTGAATCGTAAGTTAGTACAAATGAGACCGTCACGCCAGTTCTCCACAAATGAATGTTTGTTTGCAAAAACCAGCTAGTATTTCCACCATTTTATACTTATCTTTGCAAAAGTTATATAGCTAAGCTATAGAAATTGTTACAGAATCTGTTGCATTTTCAATTTTAGGCATTAAAAGACTAAACGCTATCTTTGAACTTCCAATCCACCCGCTAGTACCGTCCCAAGATTCTCCTACCAATATACAACCTTCAGTATCTTTTGAAGAGTTACCTGTATGAATTCTTACGCCTGTAAACCCAGGCACATCATGCAATAATGGCAGATTGACTTGAAAGCGTTGAGAGAAGGTAATGTCTACAGTGTAGTTACCCCTTGGAATAGCGGTTTTGCCATGGACTTTCCACTCTGAGACTGGCTGGCTTGCCACTTCTCGTACTGTATCTTCCAGTGTATAACAAACAAACATGCCATCAGCATAAAGCTTGCCTACTGTAAAAGTATCAGCTAACTTAATACGCGTAAGTTCTAATTTCATTTGGCAGGAGAAGAGTTAAACAGCATTTGATCTTTCTTTTGACTGCCATTAGATGAGCCAAAATAGAATGCAATAATGCCTGTCCACGCTGTGCCTAAAGAGCCTAACATAATCATTAAGGGCGTGTTTGAAGTATCCGCTGGATGCACCATAAGATACCCCAAAATACCAAAAAACCCGGCAGTAACAAGCACAGACAACACAGGAGGAATAAAACTGCCGGTAGCTGTTTGCATGTCTCTAGCACTTTTACGATCCTCCACAGCTAGTTGTTCAAAATTCAAGCCTAAAGCTTGAGTCTGTTCTTTAAATTTAATTTCTTCTAATTGCAATGATGCCAATTGATCTGCTGATAGCTTATTATCAGCAATCATACTTTTTACTTGATCTGGCTCTACGCCAAATAATTTAGAAAGCGCAGTAACTGCTAATCCAGCAAGTGGCCCGCCTAAGCAAGTGGCAATTGTAGGCGCTACTTGCTCAAGCCAATTCATTTATCAACCTTAGTGTCTAACTTATCCATAATACGATCTAGTATTACTTCAAGCCGATCAAATCTTGATTCAATCTCAGACTTACGCACGTAATTCATTGGCAAGTCAACTTCAATTTTTTTTACGTCTTCTTTTAATGCTTGCACTGCAGCCCAAAGCTCTCTTGCAAACCAACCAAAAGCAGACAGTACAGCACCTGCAACGATGTTGATAACTGTCTGCCATTCCATACTAGTCTACCGTAGTCTCTTCTGGTTTAACTTCTAAAGATTCTTTAAGCAATTTAATGAAAGCTTGTTTGCCTACATTTAATTGATCCAAGTTAAAAGCTGCTGAGCTAATTTTGCGATCTAAATCAACGCAATGATTAAACAGTGTTTGCTGTTCTGGCGTCAGATCTTCAAAGTTATACTCTACATCGTCGATAGTAATGGGGGTCTTTTTATCTTGTCCCATGTTTTTCTCCTAAAAATGCCAGCAAAATGAGCTGCTGGCTTGCTCATAAACTTACCAAGGAAGTGGCGTATTCATTGGGCTTACTGGCGGATTGACAATAGAAGCAATTTGACCATCAATATTAGCATAATAATTTGCTTGATTGTCAGTAGCTTCGTTAATCCAGCTCAACACTATTTCTTCTGTCAAGTCAGTATATGGAATGAATATAGTTTCTTGATTAGAAGTAAATTGCATGTTGCCATCAATTGATGCTGTGTTTGTGCCATCAGTGCCTGATACCGTGAATAGCACATTGACTACATACCCAGGGTCTGGCGTGTCAACTGTGTACATTGAGTTGATAGTTGTTGTGTAAGTAATTGACATAATTTTCCTTAAGCTACGATCCAGTTAGATCCGTTATAAAATACGGTAATT